GTATGCTTCCTGCTCCTGACCCACTAAAAGAATCTGGATCAAGAGTAGAACTAAAAAATATTTTGTTCTTAGCAGTAGGAGCACCACCAACAACAAAATGATTCTCATGTATTACACCTACAGTAGGGGCTGTAGTGCTATCTACTGTTATTTCACCTGCAAAAAAAGTTCTATCTGCTAAAGCTCCTGTACCTGTCATTTTAAAAAAGAAAGGTTTGTTAGCTCCATCACAGATTAACATTTCACCATAGTCAGATGTACCTTCAAATAATGCAAAGCTACATTGTCCTTGACTAGTTCGTGCAGCATTAGAACGCCCACTAAACGTGCTAAAATTGTCACCGCCTCCTGCTACACTAGCTTTATTTATTTGTAACCAACTAGTGCCATCTTGACTAAAAAATATACCTGTTCCTGAACAAGTAATTAAACCATCTGCATATACAGCTAGTCCAAGTATTTTATTACTAGAGTTAGGCCTTGCAGAAGAACCTCCACCAAATAAAGTAAAGCCACTAATACGCCTATAGCCACCATCAGGATCTACTTCAAAGTTTAATAACTCTGTAGCTAATCCGGGCTGACGCATTATTTCAAGTTGATTTAAATTAACATTTAAACCACCTCGACAAGCTAGGGCGAAAGGTTGAGACACTAAACGAACCTTATTCTGTCATCTTTAAAATAACCCGGAGTAGGTTCTAAAAGATGAAGTTTCATTAATTTTAATCCTCTACGATAATCTTCTAATGCAAAAGCAGATGCTTGAGGATTTTCTTTAAATTGATGTACATAATATCTAGCCCTTGCTAAAAGAACAGGCTTATAGATATTAGGAAATACTATTTGATCTCCATGTGCTGAAAGTTCAGTTGGTAAATCATAAGCATAAAACCAAATACGATAAACTTTATCTGGAATAGGACTTAATCCAAACTTTCTATTATCAGGACTTTTAATAACTCTAGAAGGTACTCCATAATTTTGAGTATCTGAATCATCTTTATTTTGAGAAATCCTAAAAAAATCTTTCCACTCTTCCGTAGTTGTAAATCTTAAATTACGAATTGTATGAGGAGCAGATTCTCCTGATACTCCTACTGTAGTTAAAAGAAAGTTTCCCCAATCTATATAACCATAATCAGTAGTTAAACTAGAACTACTGGTTTTTAATAAATACCATCTTGTACCTGCAACTGTTTCTACATAAACATTTCCATACATAGGATCTGTAGCACCACTAAGTCCTGTAGCAAGAAAAGGCCATTGAGGTTCTTCATTTACAATATCTAGATAAGCTCTATTAACAGCATCTTTAACGTGAGCTTGAACACCAATAGCTGATGAAAATGTACTGCTACTTAAAGAAACTTCATTAAGCTCTCTTAAAAGTTCATTTGATAAATTAAGAAATGTTTCAGCCATAATGGTCTACTAGTTATCTATGTATGTTTTTTTTGGATAGGAAAATCAACTGCTAAACTAGCACCTTTATGTTTAACAAATTTCCCCTGATGTTTCATTAATTTGTAACTACCATTTTTTTGTTTCATCCAATGATGGCCTTTAGGAGCAGGAACTTTCATTATACTTTCTCTATTGAAATAGATACTTCTAAAGCATTTTTAGTTCCATAACCTTTAGCAACATTAAGACCTTTGTAACAATGTTTCTCCATGTCTTGTACATTTTTATACATACCACCATGACCATACATAGCTCTACCGCCACCCATCATATTTTTCTTTTTAGACATACCACCATACATCATATTTTTCATAATTAATTATTCCTGTTCACTACAAAAAGGTTTACTTTTCTCACGACAGACATCGAACTCAGATTTATTTTTATTAAAAATTTTATCGTAATTTTCATCATATTTTGATTTATCAAATCCTTTCCTAAAACGACTATTTTTATTTACAATCGCTTTACGAAACATAACAGGATTTTCATTTGAACCTATCTGAGCCATTATTTATCCTATAAAAGAACGGAAGGGCCGCATAACGACCCTCCCAAACTTATATTAGTCAATGCCATAAAAGGCAGAAACCAATGCTTCACCACGGAGAACCTTCGTACCATAAACATGAAGTCCACGTACAATGTCACCAAAGCTGTCAGGATCACGAATTACTTCAGTGCTAGTAATCGTTTGTGCTGTAGCTGTAGATGAAATATGACCTGCCAAACATTGTCCTGCTGCATTAGTAGTAGCTGCAATGTTGTTAGTTTTATACATATTAAATCCACGCAACAGTCCAGAAGATACTAGACCATTTCGTATAGATCCTTGTCCTGCATTGTAGTCAACGGAAAGCAACTTAGAAGAACTTGAAGCCAAAACTTCATAGAACTCAGGACTTGCCAAGAACCATCGACCTTCTTCAGGAACATTTTGCTCATCCAAAAGACGAGCCATACGACTAAGGACATCAATAGGATCATGCTCATTCGTTCCAAAACCGATATCAAGATTACCAGTACCATCAAAAGTACCTTCGGCAAGATCGGTAGCATTATCAGATCCCAATATATGATTAGGACTCGATGCAGAAACACCTGCTATCATTGTCGCAATAACACCTGCGTCAAAAGCATCACGCAGAGCATAAGCAGCAGATGAAGTTGCTACGTCACGAAAGTTTACGTGAGACATATTTGTTTCTATGTCATCAACAATAAACTTAAATGCATTAGCAATATCTACAGTCAAACTAACTTCTTGGTCAGTCAACTTAGTCTGCGTTACATCTGCACCACGCTCATACTGATAAACAGTAATTTCGGGTTCTTTAATTATTCTTACTGTGTCTCCAAAAGCAGAAATTTCACCTGCATAATCCGTATTTGTTATAGCTTCTGCTACAGACGCTTTACGAAAAAAGTTTAGAACTTGCTTGGAATATACCTTCGGTAAGAAAAAAGAGTTATTTTGACCGGCTACAGAATTACCAAAGTTACCATTGGTATCTGTACTCTGTTCAAAAAACTGATCTGATTGGTTAAAAGCCATTTTTTATATTACTCCTAGAAAAGTTATATTTTACGAATCCTTCCTTCATCAATGGCTTGACGAATATCTTCTTCATATTTATCAAATTGATCTAAGGACATTTTCGCAATTTCAGTTTCAGTCCAAATTTTATCTTGTCGAGGTTCTACATTTGTGGTTTTAGTAGAAACCATATCAGCAGCAGAAACTCTACGTTGTTTATTATTTGAACTAGATTTTTGAGAACTTTGTCCTTTTCCAGTTTCTAATTTATAAAGATCAAGAGCTTTGATAGCTAAAGAAACATTATTTGGGTTCTCATAAACCCAACCTTGTATTTGTTCAGGTTGTTCTTTTGCCCAAGAATGAAAATCATCTGAACCTCGAATATCATCAAAATCTGGATGACGTTCTGATAAAGCTGATTCAGCTTCCTTTTGTGCAATAGCATTTTCTCTTTCTTCCAAAACAGAAAGTTTTTCATGCACTTTAGAAAGTTGTTCTTCAGTTCTTTGATGAGCAACAGTTTCAACTGTTTCATACAAATCAGGATAATCATTTCTAAATTTTTCTAAATCTTCTACAGACTTAGGAGCTTGATACTCAGGCTCTTGAGATTTAACTTCAGATATTAACTGCTGTTCTCTCTCTTTAAATTCAGAAAGTTTATTATCATAATGCTTTTTTAAATCATCGTATCTTTTTTTATAATTAGTCTCATCAGAAGTAGGGGCCGTTTTCTTTCGAGAACGGGTAGCCTTTTGAACAGGAGCGTCTTCTTCTTCATAATATAATTCATTTGCTTGTGGCATACGTTTGCCGTCAGGCTGATGCCAAGCTTTCTTCATATTATATGGATTAGCTTGTTCTTCTTCTAAAATTTCTGTTTCGGACATCATTACTCCTTTTCTAAGGGGCTTGTTTTTCTTGCAAGGTAGCCAATTCTAAACGTCTAAAGAATTTGGGGCTTGTATGTACAAGGTAGCCTTAATTTAAATATGCCTAAGACATCATTAAACTTGGTGCACGATTAGCTCTTAACATAGATTTTTTAATCTCGTCTTGAGCTATTTTTTCATAAGCAAGAGGATCTTCATCCTTTTGGTTATACATCATCATGCCACCTTCTTGTTTAGGCATTCTCATTTCACCACCATCAAATGCACGTTCAGCATCATCCATCATCATCTGAAGATTATCTGCCCCCATTTGATCGGTAGCTTTTTTGGTGAATACAAACTCTCCATCTGACAATCGTGCAGGTATTGAGTCTGATACACCTGTTCCCGGCCCGGAAACTTCTCCAGAACCAGTAAACTCAGAAGCAGTCGTTACAACTTTACCAAAAATTTGACTCAGTTGAGGGTCTGCTTCTAAAGCATTCATTAAATAATTTTGTTCTTCACTATCTAAGGATTCTCCTACTACAAAATCCATATAGTCTTTTTCCATGTCTGCATCAGGTAATTGTGATGCTTCTACTTCTGCCATCTCTTCAGGTGGAATATTAGGATAGGTATCTACTGGCATATCCTCTGCCATTGCTTCCATTTCAGGAGGAACTAGCATAGAGCCACCTTCTTGTTTTTTATTACGTAGCATGGCAAAGTCTTCTCCTGTTATATCACCATCTTTATTAGCATCCAGTGTAGTTTGATTACCTACTAATGAGCCTTTGTTATACATTGTACCGCCCATAGCTTTACCTTTTTTAACTTCAGTTGAAAACTCTTTACCATCAAAAGTAAAAGTTTCTTCTCCTGAGTTATGAGCTTCACTAAAAGCTTGTTCAAACTCTGAAGCTTTTTCTGGAGGTAAATCTAGTTCACCTAGCAAATATCCTAAAACTCCTCCACCTATTGCAGCTTTCCCTGCTTTTCTTCTAGCTATGCGTGTTGATTTAGTTCCTTTACCACCTGCAATGTTTTCAGCAGATTCTTGTAATGCAGTAGGGCTTCTCAATAAAGATTTGCCTGTTAGCATAACTTCATCAACCATATCTTTAGAAGCTCCTCCACCACTCAAACGAGAAAATATTTTTTCATTTTCTTCTATTTCTTTTATAGGGAGTTTTGTATTTTCACTAATCTCTTTAAAAGCTTCTTTTTTAGTTGCTCCTTTATCTACTCGTCTTTCTACCATAAAATGTAAAAGTTCAGAGATTGCTGTAGGTTTATCACCAAATAAACCTTTTACAAGTTTACCTACTCTAAAGTTTTCTCTGCCTTTTTTAAAATTAGAAGTTTCTTCTGAAGTAGCTCTCCTTAGAAAGGAAGAAGGCATATCTTCTCCACTATCTAAAGGAACTCTTTCAAATACTTCACCATCTCTTTCAAAAAATTCTCTACGTTTTTCTATAGATTTTTCTGCAGCTTTAATATCTTTATCTGCAAATTGAGACTTAGGAATATCTCCTAGTAAAGAACCTTCATTTTTTATAACTCTTAAAGTTTTCATTTCTTCTAATAATTTATCTGCATGATTTTGAATATCTTCATTTGCATAATCATCAAAAGTAACTGTGTCATCAGAAAGACCATCCATAAAATCTCTAAGTTTTTTAGGATCATCTAGTTCTGTAGACATATATTCTAAAAGATTGTCAGTATTACCACTATCAATCCAATTTTTACCTGCTTCTTTAGGACTATAGGAAAAGAAAGATAAAGCACCTTTTTCTGCTATTTGTACACTTTCATCATCTAAATCAAGAACTCCCATATTCATTAGATCAAATTCATCTAAACCTTGTTCTTCTAGATATTCTTCTAATTCTAATTCATTTAATTCATTAAGATCTTCTTTTAAAGTATCTTCAGAAGAAAAATCTTTAGACCTTTTTTGTCTTTCTTTTTTAATAACTTTGTCTTCTTGAGCACCTAAAAGCGACAGAACATTATCAATTACTTTCTTTTTACCCATTATCTAATTGCTCCTTTACGTTAGCCTTCAACTGCTCTAGGCGTACCAGCAAATTCATCTTCCCTTGGCTGCGGAACATTTCCTGTTCCGATGTTGCCCCCACCAGTACCTGTAACTCCAAGGTTTTGAGGTTGGTTAGGTGCTCCTGTAGGGCTTCCCATAGCTCCTTGTTGTTCACCAAGGGGGCTAGTTTCTTCGCCAGTTGCTTGTCCAACATTCTGCATTCCTATAATTTTAGCCATTAAAGCAGCTTCTTCTGGATCATTCATTAATTCATCAGGATCTAGCTCTAAACTAATTGCTAACTCTGTAATTAATTTTTGTATTTTAATAAAAGGAGCTACAGCAGGATTTTGTATAGTTTGTAAGAAAGTAGTTAGCCTTTGACTTCTAACTTCTTTTTGCATCAAACTATTTGTACCTGTTGCTTTAACTTCTAAATCACCTTCAACACCTATATCACTATCTAAGAATTGCATATTCCATTGAAAATAAGATTCTCCTAAAGGCTTTAAAAGAAAGTCATCTAGATTTTTAATAACTGTTTTAATGTTTAAAGAGGCAGCACCTAGCAACATTGACATCCCTGAAGCAGTACGAGTCATACTCTGTACACCTGTCATGCCATGTGAGTAACTAGGAATACCTGTTTGTTCATCAGCAAGCTGTCTAAAGCGATCAAACATCATCATGTTTTCATTTGATGTATTAGGAAACTTCAAACCATTGATAGCTGTTCCGGGTACACCTGCTTGTCGCCTAAATATCTTACCCGGATATATTTCCATATTCTGACCACCAACAAGAGCAGTCTCATCTACATCAAAAACAAGTGAACCTGATAGAGCAAGATTATCAATCGCCATTCTTGCATGACCATTCATAATCTTTTGAGAGTCATCCATGTTCTCAGCTACACCAATACCAAAAAAGCTATAGGGATTTCTTTCATATGGAAATGCGTGATAAGGCAATCTAAAAGGGGTAAAGGGATTAATAACTGCTCTTAAAAGTTTTCCATTACACATCCAAGCATTAATCTGTACTTCATCTAGATCATCAACATCTTCTGATATTTCCATACCAACTTGTCGAGCATATTCAGCATCCATGACACC